CAGTTATTACAAATGATGAAGGGTGTCAGACTTCCTATTACTCAGTTAAAGACAGATACTAGAGTAACTAAGAAAATGAGAATACGAAGTATGGTTCCCTATTTCAAAGCTGGTCTATTCATTATTCCCTGTGATGGTGGTTTAGATTCATTAACTGGCAATATGGCAATAATGGTAGATGAGTTAACAAGATTCCCTAGAACAGCCAATGATGATTGTATAGATGCATTAGCATATATGAACCAGTTAACTAAGCGGCCAGGAGTGATTCACATTTTATCTAAAATACCCTCTGGCTCATTTATGGCGATTAAAGCAAAGTTAAGAAAACCTAAGGGTATATTAGGTTCGATGAATGTAAGGAGAATTCATGCCCACTAAACTCACTCCTGATAAAATAAGAAGTATATTTACAGAAATAGATATCTCTAAAGCATGGAGAAAAGAAAAGGAAGAAGAGTGGGATAAGAATATAGGATATCTTAAAGGTGAGTTCTATGATGATCCGTCAGAGTTAGATCGTGTTTGTGTTAACATGGTGTATCCGCATGTTCGTGTTGTTATCCCTGCTATCTATTCACGCAATCCCGATATTACTATTAACCCACAAGTATACGGGGATAATGTTAGTGACTTAGCATATAAGCGTGCAGAGATACTTCAACGAGTAATGAAGTACTATATTAGAGAATTAGGAATTAAGGGAGAAGTTAAACTTTGTTTATTAGATGCTATACTAACTGGAATGGCTTGGATTAAATTAGGTTATGAAACAGAATTTACTGATGACTCAGTTGAAGATACGAAAGAAACCATTATATCTAAGATACTTAAGTTTACAGGTATAAAGCAAGGTGAAGATGAAGAAGAATTTCAACCTAATGAAAAGATTGTTAATGAAAGGATGTGGGCATTAAGAGTATCTCCATATGATATATTTGTACCTGCACTTAGCCGCAGACCAGAAGAACTATATAAAATATGGGAACGTATTATTCTTCCCTATGATATGGTAATGGAAAATAAAGACTATGATACAACGGGGTTAAAACCTTCTACAAATGCTAATGAACTATTAGCAAGTCTTAGAGGGTTTAAAGGAAAGAATTTACAGATCGCTAATGACAGTAAGTTTGTTGTATTATATGAGTGTTGGGATGGTATGAGTGGAGAAATGTATACTATAGCGGAAGGCTTTGACAAACCGCTAGAGCAAAAAGAAACGGGATATAACTATCTCGATTCTCGCTACCATCCCTATATTTCTTTACGGTTTAATGAGATTGTAGACGAGTTCTATCCTTCTAGTGATATAAAGCCAGCTGAACCACAAATGCTAGAATTGAATGAAGCTCGTACACAAATGACAATTCATCGTAAGCGATACAATCGTAGATATATTACTAGACCCGGTGCATTTGATCCACAAGCTGTAGAAGCATTAAAGCTTGGTGAGGATGCAACAGTATTAGAACATACACCAACTTATGCAGATACACCCTTAGCAGATATTATTCAACCTATTACAGATGCAGCATTACCCGCAGAAATATATCAGACAGAGAAACGAGTTAAGGATGATATCTATAATATACTAGGTACTATGGATTATGCTTCTCAAGGTAATGGAGCACGTACAGCAACAGAAGCTTCTATTATTGCTACTCAGTCTAAGTATAGAGTAGATGAGAGAATTGATATAGTAGGAGAATTTGTCGAACGAATAATAAGAGGACTAGCACAGATAGCTCAGTATCATATGGATCAGGATAAAGTAGAACCCATATTAGGTATGGATGCAGTTTACTGGAGACAAGTACAGGATAGGGATATATTGCGTGGAGAATATTCCTATAAAGTAATGTATGGTTCATCTGCTCCAGTCAATCGTGAAGTAGAAAAACAACAGTTTATGCAATTCTATTCTCTTGCAAGAAATGATCCTTACTTCAATCAAGTAATGCTAAGATTACAGTTAGCACGTAAGTTTGATCTAGAAAATCCAGAATCATGGTTAGTTCCTCAGATAATAAATGTAATAGAACAACAGCGCATGGCAGCGGCCAAAAAGGGACTTCTGCTTGAGACGTCTCAGGATGCCCTAGGAACGACTCAACCCCCCGGTATGGGTGTCCAGTCGCAAAGTCAGGAAAAGTTGCCCACAGGTCAACCTAGGGGCCTTCCGGGCGATACCGGAGCGGCAGATACCGAGCCGAGTATCCCCGGCGGCAAAGGTGGTACACAATTAGCATCAGCAGGATATTAATATGGAATTTACTCCTAGTGTTTCTGATCAGACTAAACGTAAAGTAAAGGTAATACCATATCCACATCATACTGATCCGGGTGGAGAGATAACTAGGAGAAACTTCTTACAAGATTTAGATAGTAAGATTCGTACTGCTAGAGAGACTGGATCAGTGTTAGATCAAACAATGGCTAAGTTAGCTATTACTCCACAGGATATATCAGATACAGTACATGGAGTAATAGATATTGCAGATAATCCCGGAGCAGTAGCTAAGGCTGGATATGCAGGGATTAAAGAATTAGCGCATGATCCTGTTAAAGCAGCTGCAAGGATGTTAGATAATCCTCCAGCATCTTCAACAGTATTAGCCGCATTAGCTCCATTAGGCGTATTGAAAGCGTATAGAGAAATTACGCCTCTACATATGCGTACATATTTACATAGTTTAATAGGAACTGGTACACCTTTTACTAAAGTTACAGAACGGGAACGAGAAAGTATTTTTAGAGCTGCTAAAAATCAGTTAGATGATTTAATGGAAGGCCCCTCAACTAAATTAAAATTAGATTATATTAAAACAAATGCACAATTAAAAAATAGTATTAGATTTGGAACTAGAAAAGAGTTAGAAGAGATAGCTTCTGATAATAATATTAGTATAACTCAATCTAGATATGTTCATGATAAAAAAGGAGGTATGGGTAGTTATGTACATAAACCAATTCCAACAGAGAGACTTCGTAAAGAGCTTTTAGATAGAGTAGCTAGTAAGTTAGATAATAATATAGATTATACTGTAACTGATCCTTATAATAAAAGGGCTAGAGCGGGTGTACCTTGGGAAACTTTTAAAGGTGGTAGACCTAAAGGATTTGGGGGAGTATATGCTACTTATTTACATGATGTGCCACCGAGCAGTCTAAATGTAGAACAAGCTCTAGAGTATCTTGATAATTCACCAGATATTCGCCAAGCTTTCGGTAAAGCTTATATAACGCCTAAATTGGAGAATGGTAAATTTGTTCCAGATAGATTACAAGATTTGTATAAATTTTTAGATATATATTCTTTTAATAAAGCACACCCGATTAAAGAAGGTATAGATAAATATATTAATAGAATTAAGGCAACTATTCCAACGGTTAAAAATACGTTAACTTCAATAATACATGGTCCTAAAAATACAGGTATTCCTGCAGATGTTTATAGAAGTGATAAAATGGATTTGCTTAAATCAATTATACAAGAGGATTTAAACCCTCTTTGGGGTAATCCAGGCGGTGATCCAGGCTATGATTGGTTACGCAGGTTTGCACAAAATAGGCCTGGATATTTAGTAGATATACCTTTAACACCGGGAAAGACTGGAGCTTTGAATCTACACGATAAAATAGCTATTCTTATGGCTGCCCATAAAGCAGGAACTAATAAATGATCTACCTATTTAAGTGCCCTAATGAGCATAAGATGGAGATACATAGAAGTAAACCGTATAGGAGGATAATGCGCTATAGGTGTAAAGAGTGTGGATTATGGCAGACAAGAGATTATGTTAGTGAACATCGTACAAATAAGAAGGAAATACATTTAGACTACAATAACGATCCTATTTCCCATTTAACCAAGAAGCGGTCTTTTAAGGGTATATGGATTGAGAATCTTACTCCTACACCTGTCCATGTAAAGAGTGAGGCTCAATACCATAGATTACTTAAAGATACCAATTCTATGGAAAAGAGAGGCTAACGTGTTAGTCGATGATGATAAGAAGAATACCACAGAAGAGGATACTACAGAAGATTCTTCTGATACCGATACTGATGATACAGAAGATACTACTGAGCCTTCTGATGATTCTTCTGAGGATGATACAGAAGATACTGAAGATAGTGAAGAGGTAACAGCAGAGGATAAAAGAAAAGCAGCCGAAACTTTTCTTGATCCTAAATCTGTTCCTGATGAATTAAAACCTGCTTTTAAAAGAATGCAAGCCTCTTTCACAAGAAAGATGCAAGCTGCATCAGGAGTATTAAAGCAGGCAGAAGCATTTGAACAACTTGTTGCTGATCCTGCATTTCGTTCTTGGATAGAAACTCGTAAGAGTGGTAAGCCTACATCTAAAGTATCAGAGGATGAAGATGATACTGATGATGAGGATAAGCCACTAACTAAACGAGAATTAAAAAATCTTCTAGCCCAAGAGAAGGTACAGGAGGAACACAAGCAACAAGAAGTAATGCTTAGAGCAGAGGCTAAAGCTTTTAAGGAAAATCATCCTAATTGGGATATACACAAAGACGAAATGGATGCTGTCCTTAGTAAGAATCCCACTCTAAGTTATGAACAGGCTTACATACTTGCAACTCAAGATGATAGAGTACTACTAAGTAAGAAAGACTCTATCGAGAGCAAGAAGAAAGCTAACATGCGTAAGCCTAGTGCAGTACAAGGTAAGGAATCGGAAAAGAAAGGTAAAATGACCATACACGATGCCTATGAGCTAGCAGCTAAAAAGCTAGGCATTAAATAAATAGGAGTTATATAATATGGCGCAGGGTGGGCAGTTTCTAGCTGGTGGTTATGATGCACTATTATCTACTACTATTGCTAATTATCGTGATACGTTAGTAGATAATATTAGCCAGAGTTTCTTTCTATACTACTGGTTAACTACACAGGGTAGGCAGCTTACAGAAGATGGTGGAGAAAGTATTTTTGTACCACTAATGTACGGAAAGAATCAGACTGTTCGTTCTTACGATGGGTATGAATCACTAGATGTAACACCGCAGGAAGGAATTACTGCGGCTAAGTTTCCTTGGAAGCAAGTAGCTGGTTCCATTTCTATCTCTAGGAAAGAAGAGAGACAGAATAGTGGAAAGCAGAAGATTATTGGGTTACTTGAATCCAAGACCAAGCAGTTAGAAATCAGTATGCGGGATGAACTAAACCGAATGATGTATGCTGATGGTCAAGGTAATGCATCAAAGGATATCTTCGGTTTAGACTTACTTGTAGAAAATGGTTCAACATGGGGAAACGTAGGTGGTATTGATGCTTCTGATGCACTTAATACTTTCTGGCGTAATCAGTGGATTGGTACTGTTGGTGGATTCTCTGTCAACGGTATCCCCACTATGCGTACTTTATACAATAAGTGTTCGCGTGGTAATGAGCATCCTGACTTTGGTGTAACTACGCGAGACATTTACGAATCATTTGAAGATTCTCAGGTACAGAATCAGCGATTCAATGATGCCCGTGTTGCTAACTCAAACTTCGAGTTATTGAAGTTTAAGGGACTAATCATTGGATTTGACGAACAGTGTGCTTCTGGTGCAATGTTCATGCTTAATTCTGCATACTTGGCACTTGTTGTAGATTCTCAGACTAACATGATTACTACTCCGTTTGTACGTCCTGAAAACCAGGATGCTAAAACTGCACAGGTTCTTCTAATGGCTAACATGGTAGTTTCTAATCGCGCCCGTCAGGGGCGTGCAGATGGTATTACTACATAAAGTAGTAAGTAGTTAATGATCCCGCTAAAAGTCAAACTTTAACAAGGAGAAGGAAAAGTGCAAATTTCAAGAATTGTACGGGGAGTACCTGATAAGGTATTCATTATTGTTAAGAACGCAGAAGCATCTACTACATTAGCAGATGGTCACACTGTAGTACATGATGTTGCTACTACTGCTAATCATGGAGTAGATGTTAAGTTAAGTGGAACAGGCGCTGATGAACTTATTGTAGCAGGTATTATATCTGCTGGAACCAATGGTATTCCTGCTGGTTCCTATGGATTATGTCAGGTATATGGATATCATGATAATGTTCTAACTCTTACTACTGCTATTGCTGCTGGTGTAACTGTAGGTTCTTCTACTACTGCGGGTGCTCTTGACGTAGGTGCTACGTTAGGTGCAGTAATAGGAGTTACACTACGCTTAGGAGCAGCGGCAGCATTTAGATGTGGAGTTATGATTAAAATGATGTAGTAGTAAACTTACAATAGGGGAGATATAAAATGGGGAGCACCACTGAATTGTACTTGTACAGGTGTACCGCGTGTTACACCTTGCTTACTAACATACATATATTTAAACGTGGATGTTGTAAGTGTGGAGGTAGGCAGGTTCGTGGTGCTTCCCCATTAAATCTACTTGAACACTTAAAGTGTTTTTGGTGGGCATTAACCTTGAAGTCGCCTTAACGGCGTATGGAGTATAAATTATGTACGATCCTAGTGATCCAGAAGTTCCGGCTTCTGCAATGGTAAGAACTAGTTCAGGAAGATATGATATTCATAATATTACTGGAGTTAGAAAAGCGCAGTTAATTATGGAGGGTGAAGTAGATTCAGATGTATTCATATCTCCTCCTAATGTTACAGGGGCTAAACTAAAAGAGTTAAGAGATGCACATAATGCAACTATGGATAAAGCTATACAAAATATTTCAGATGTGAAGAATGAATATAAAAAGGGAGACTTAGTAAAGTATCATAATATTGTAGTAGAAGTATTAGATGTACATGATACTAGGGGAGTTAAAATTACAAAGCGTGAGGGTGGTAAAGTATGGGTACATCAATCTAAAGTAGAGAAGGTAGAAGTTTCACCAGAAGGTGAATAATGACCCATCTAGAAATGTATAGTCATGTTTCAGACGAGCTAAGAAACACAACCATTAACGATAAAGTAACTAGATGGTTGAATATGGCAATTACTGAATTGAGTACAGACTATATCTTTGGACATTTACAGAAGTATAGCAGTAAGGTTACAGTAGCAGGTACTCCTGATATAACTTTAGATACTGATCTTCTTTGGTTAAAGAATATTGGTATTCCAGTAGAGGCAAGAAAGTTATATCCTAGAGATGAAAGTACATTAGCAGAAGCATATCCACAGTATAGAACACTTCAAGGACAGATAACCCATTATTACATAAATGGTCTTACGATGGGTTTATGGCATGTTCCTGATAGTATTAAGACTATAGCTTATGGATATCAAAAGAGACCAGCTAAATTACTTGTTGATTATTCTGTTGAATGTGATCTTCCAGAACAATGGCATTTAGTAGCAGTACAGAAAGCTCTTAAGTTTGGATATAGATATGAGGGTAATGATTCAGGGTTAGCTGCTGCAATAGCAGAAGAGCGTGTGACACTATATAAAATAGGAGCTTCACAGTATAAGCGTCCTGATGATAGATTAATTATGGGAAGTCAAGGAAGGTCTACAAAACCGGGTTATCCTACAATTCCACTAAACATTCCTATTCCATAGGAGATTAACATATGGGTGTTACTCCAATAGAATTAGGACCATTTACTGGTGGGGTTAATCTTGTTGATCCTATTACTAAACTTAATCCAGATGAACTATCTTTATGTAGAAACTTTAGAATAGGAATAAGAGGAGATTTTTATAAAAGACCAGGGCATGGTAATTATGGAGCTAGTGCTACTGTAGTTAATGGTAGTAATTTAGTTAACTTATTATGTAGATACTATAAGTCTGATGGGTCAAAAAAGTTAATAGCTGCTGCTGGTGGTAAACTTAAGTTTGGTGATGATGCAGCAGGAACATGGACAGATATAAGTATTAATGGTGCTGCTGCTTCTATGGGTGTAGCACTAGCAGACTGGATGGTATATAAGGATAGATTATATATCACAGATGGTACTAATCCTCAAAGATATAATGGAACTGATGACATATACGCAGGGCATTATGTTCATACTGCTCCAACAGGAGTACAAGCAGCAGGTAGTAATATAGCTAATGGTACTTATTACTACATAGTTACTAGTAATGCTGGGGATATGGGAGAGGGTATTAAAAGTGCTACATCACTAGGTATAGTAGTTAGTGGTGGACCTAAGCAAATAAACCTTACCATAGATGCTGCTGCTCCTGCTAAGCATGGAGAAACAACTAAGAGAATATATAGAACTAAAGTTACAGATACTACTATATTCTATTTCGTAGCAGAGATAGCTACAGCAACAACAGCATTTAGTGATACTTTTAATGATACAGCATTAGGTGATGAGTATGTTCCTGTACATGCTCCCAGAGCTACAGCTAAGTATGTTATTATGGGGCATGATGAAAGAGCATATTGGTTTGGTATGTCAGCAGATGCATCACTAGTAGAAGTATCTGATATAGGATTTCCAGATAGAGTAAAAGACTTAGACTTCTTTACAGTAAGTAATAATGATGGAGATATATTAACAGGAGGTGGATTAGTACCGGGTGGAACAGTATTCTTTAAGAAAACTTCTATTTGGTTACTAAGAGCTTTTGGTTCTGGTATTACTAATATATATCCTAGAGAGAAAAAGGGTGCAGGTGTAGGAACATTATCACACTTTAGTATTGTAACTACTCCTGTTGGTTTAATATTTCTTTCTCACCGTGGTGAGATATATAAGTTTGATGGAACTAATATAGAAGAGATAGGAAGAAGAGTAGCATCAGAGTTTAAAGGTATGACTCAAACTTCACTTGCTAAAGTAGTAGCTTGTTATCATGACTATAGATATGTTATTAGTTATGA